CCGCGACCAATGTAGTCGCCTGCCGCCCCGGTGAGAGAGGGTGGCAGTCCATAGCGCCCGCCAAAGGCGGAAGCTGCTGACGACCCAAGACCGCCAAGCGCGTCGGACACATAGCCTCCGCGCCCACCAATCTTGGGTATGGTTTTCTTGATAACAGTTACGGTTCTGGGACGCGAAGCTGCCTTTTGTTTTGTGTGTTTCTTTTTGATTCCTGACATTTCTAAAGTGTGCCCTAATGGCTAGAGTTATGAATTCCACCATCTGTGGTGCCGGAGGGTATTGTTACACAACTGTGAACAGCCTATTGCTGCACAGATAACTTTATTGTGTTCGGCACCTATCAGGTTCTATCTAATTATTTACATATAGCTACAATTGGGGTACTGAAGGGCATTCACGCGGGACTTCCCCCTGGATCTCTGCTCCACGCATGCATCACGCTCCTACGTGGTTACGAGGACACCATGTTAATTGTCTCACGATGTTACATCCGCGTGATAAGGGCGGCTGGACTAGCACCACCAAGTCTTGACACCAGCTGTGTCAACCTCGCACAAGTGTCGGAACACTGGTCCGATGGTCGTGCAGCCTAGCGAAGCTTCCCTGAGCTCGCGTTGGAAGGCTGCAGCCATCGGTTGTGTCCAACCATATGTGTCTGCGAGGAACACAGCCGTGTCAAGGCTGGGTGTGCAGGCCGAGAGGGTCATTTGCCACTCCTCGCGGCCCCCGGCGCGATCGTCAGCGTCGCCGGTGAGTTGAAGAACACGCTCCAGGTAAATGCGGAGCGGTTCGATGAATGAAGCACAAGGCAACAAGCCAAGTGCAGTGCCACGAACGAGTGTCCGGGGGTGCACATCCATCGGCGGGTCCAAAAAGAACCCGGCTTTGGCGAGAACTTTCCCGACCTTGGGTCCAAAGCACCAACCACCGTGCACAGGGTACAGCCGCATGGAGCAGAACTCCACACGATCATACGAGTTGCGCCAGATGGCGATGCCCTCGAACCCGAGGGCGAGCAGTTTGGTTTTGAAGTCAAAGCGTGTGTGAGCAATAACACACACAGCATCGTCCCCCTGGACGACAAGTCTAACACATCTTCGCATCTTAGCAACACTCCACTTGGTTTGGGTGTGGATGATGTAGCAGTGGAGAAGGATGTTCATGAGTGAGTTGAGTAATGAGGTATACGGGTCGCCCGACTTACGCATGCCTCGCCTCTTATATCGTACACCATGGGTTGTGACACCACGAGTATTGATGTTTGCTCTCATGAGCTGTATGGTCGCTTTGGGCAGACCGAGCATTTGAC